TTTAATTAGATTTTCACCCAAAGCCACCTTGCTCAAGTAATATGGCGCATCGAGTAGGTTAGGCTGAAATGAAGTTGATTTTGCGCCTTTTTCAAGTTTGATTTGATAATCAATTAGTAAAGTACCTTGCGCAGATGCTTCTATCCATAAATGAACATATGGATTAGCCGATTTAACCGTGTCTGTCGTGGTACCTGTAAATGTGTATACAGTCCAATCATTCATAAAATCGTCATTGGGTAAGGATGCTCCAACTGGCACTACTGTGGAATTTTGGTCATTTTGATAACGATACCTAAACGTTACATTCTTACCAGTACCAATAAACCCACTTTCTGCTTTTATACGGACAGTTAAAGTATATTGAGTATTCTCCTTTAACATAGGTGTAATATATTTAGAATCTTTGAATCCAAAAGTAACAGATGCTGGTTGCGTATTTTGTGCCTTTTCAACTTTTATATACGTACCGCCATCAGTAAGTGTTGAATTTGTAGATAGATTATTATGTGTATTACTAAAATTATACATAGGTAAGAGATTCGGATTCCCCGAATAATCATAGTCCCCGAAGTCGATGCTGTTACTGTACATTTTTTTCAGCTTGCCGAGATCGCCGATTTGCTGATTGGTTTGATCAATACGGTCATTCGCCTTATCAATATTAGTATTGAGAGTTGCGGCATCTTGATTGGCTTTCGTGATTTTGTCGTTTGTGTCTTTTAATTTCGCATCAATCTGCGTTTCAGATTCCGCAATTTTCTTTTCAATCTCTAGCTTCCCATCAGCTAGAATTTTTTCGATTTTATCGATTGTCTGGCTAAACCCATTGAAATAATAATCTTCCAGCTCTGGCGTACTATCATCAATTGGACTGCGTTTGATATAAAAAGTAAAACGACCAGCTGTATCTAACGAGCGGTCGTTTGGGAAATCAATATATACGCTACCTTCTACTTTACCGACATATCCTAAAATATTATTTTCTAATACGATAACTACAATACCATTCACAGGATCTTCTACCGTAGCTAGATAGTCATGTTTACCATAACCACCTTCTGCCGTTGCAGATTTGAACATCAAGCGAATCGGAACAGTTGTCCCTTCGGGTAAGCTTTGAGGGATGCCGTTTTTCCGAACTAACTTCATTCGAAGCTTAGCTGTTCCTCGATCATGCGACCAAAAAACAACATTCGTCCTGTTTGGACTAGTGGCTTCTGCTTGAATCACAATGATCGATTCATTCATTTTATAAACCATTAACTTAACACCTGCCCTTTGGAAATAATCAATCCGTTTCCACCAATACTCGTGGCAGTCGTAGCAAATGTTGACGGAACAGTTCCTCTTACAATCGCATCATCACAACGAATGCCTATATTATTCCCCGATCCTTCTAAACCAGCTAATGCTTCAGCCATACGACGAACACATAAGGCGGTGTCTTGATTAATAACAGTAGTATATCCATACATCCGAAGTTTTGATACACCGCCAACATATATAGCGTTATAATTCATCGATTTAGTGTTTTCAGCAAACTTACATTTATTCAATCCCATATATCCGCTTTGTTCATTCATAATTCCATATCGTTTACCATCAGGAGACAACGGCGCGTTTGCAGTATCAACTATTTGAATTCCAACAATATCTGTGTGTCCAGAACAAGCAGTGACAGCTATACTTCTTACTTTAACTGGTAAGTCCGAGGTTAACGGGTCAATACTACTTATGTCATTAATCGGTCGTATGGTTAAAGATTGATAAGATAAACCTTTAATCACTATATCTTCTAAGAATGTTCCATCCTCTGCGAAAATCGTAATTGGAGCCATGGTAATCAATGGAATTGTATTAATTGCTGCTTGTATACTTGCAAATGGGCTTTCTTCCGTACCATCGCCCGTCTGGTCGCTTCCATCCTTTGAAACGTAAATATTGATAGGTTCGTTATACCTTCCAATGATTTGCTGGACTGCTTTGTTTAATTGCTCTACTTGTGCTTTCTGACTAGCGGCATTTGTAATTAATTCACTAATTTGTTCATCTGTCAGGGTTTCGTGTTCTACCAATCTGCCGTGTAAAGTAGGAAAGGTTTCTCCCTTATTATTTACACGTGCATCCACCACTTCGTTAGGAGAATCACCGCCTGAATGAAGCACGAGATTATCAATACGACTATTCGTTGATTTGTCTTGATCAGACAATTTCTTTTCAAGATCATTGAGGTAGTCAATGTTTTTATTAAATTTCTCTTTCCATTCCGTAGAGATACGGTTACTGATTAATTTTAATAACCCCATCAAATCACTCCTTTCTTCGCCATTTCAGCGAGTATCGACGTCATTGTTTTCTTTGTGTTGCTCAATGTGATTTCTGGTGGCTTATTTGGTATCGCTGGATACGTCTTGATTCCTACCACTTGAATGTACGTATTGATATTCAAAGGTTCATAAATGAATGGGACGTGATCGCCTTTGTTGGGACTGATTTTCCATTTCAACGTTACAGATCCCGAAATACTTGGATAGTCTTGCAAGTCTGTCTTTAACCGCTCGAGCATGTTCCCTGATATGGTATACCGTTCGTCTTTAATAGGGTCTTGTATCCTGATTCCCCATTTCTGTGATTCAGGACTTGTGTAAGTAATTGGAGTAAATGCGTAGTCACTATCTTTAGGATCCTCAGTATTTGCGCCATCTTTCAACTTTCCATAGCCTTTGATTTGCGTCTTCAAAGAATACGTATCAATATCGAATGACACTTCATCTGTATTGTATTTATAGCGAATCTGTTCTTCCGTCCGCTGGCCGTACTCACTGGCAGGATAGAAAGTTAGATGTTTATTATTCGGAATCACGACTGCATTATAGTCAGATAGAATTTCATTGATCAGCTTCAAGTAATTCGCGTTACCGAAATTTTCTTGTTCAACGGTAAGGAATTTTTTGTTTGGATCAATGACTTCCCATGTAAAGCCGCGACTCCCTGCACTAAATACATGCGTGAGCAACTGGCTAATAGATCTCGCACCAGTTACTGTATTGTACTGATAACCATCTTGAACGGTGTAATAGATATGTGTCGCAACCACTTGTTTCGTCAATAACTGTCCAAGTGCTTTGCGAGTCATTTCTTTGATCACAAATTCCTGTCCGTTGTAGAAAACAGAAGACTCGTATTCGACTAAATCAAATACTTCCTGATTCAACGAATTGCTGGTAACGGTAAAACCAATCTCCCACGTTTCATTTTGTTGCCAGTTTTCATAAAAAGAACCCTTGTCATAACCGACAAGGATTTCTTCTTTGGTTTGTTCATAATTTCGAATAATTAAATCAGTCACTCAATCACCTACTTATACAAGAATCGGAAATCCCACGAAGATTTCACTCGAGTAATATTTTGAATCTCGATTTCATTGACCCCTTCAGCTAAAGTGATTAGTCCATGGTTTGTATCAATACCACAGCTTACACCATTCAATTTGGGGTATACACCATCCAAGACTAATGTCTGTCCGAGATTCGTAGAAAGTGATGGATAGTAAATAAAACGATCGCCAGTTGTTTTATTGAAAATCGTCAAATTTCCTTCTGATTCTCCTTCTAATGCGATCCGCAGATAGTGTTCACGTGGATCAATTTCAAAGCTTCCAGCATTGTAAATAATGAAGTGACTAGTCTGATGCGTGTACTTGTAATCTTCCGCCACTAGACCTTGCGAGAACTGCCATTCTTCCTCTAGATTGAAATCCGTTAAAGTAGTTGCGATTGATTCAGAATATCCTCTGATAGCTCCCAGATTTACAGTATATCTTGTGTAAATTGCGCCTTTTCTTTCGTCGTCAATAGAATCATAAACTACTCGATATTTTTTGCCTGGTTCTTTGCTGTAAATTAGATAAAATTCTGGTTCTCTAGTAAACAATTCGCGGAGTTCCGTCTTTTGTAAAACTAAGTCAAACATTGATTGCTCTCTACTTCGAATATCAAATGAGAGAGTAATAGGAAAAGCGTCAAACGAGCTGTTCGAAAGACGCTTTCCATTCGTGCCAGAAAATTCAACAAACTCATTTTTTGCCACTGGCATACCTATATTAATGTCAATCAATCTCAGATAAGAATTATTTGTCAATTCGACAATTTCATCAGAAAATGCAAGATATACACGAGTTTTCTCATTCATTAAACTATCCTCCTCTCATGTACGATCTACGATTCAATACTTTTCCAAAACGTTGATCCATATTATCCCCTACTAAAGTTCCATCCAAATAACTTGAGACCCGTACTGGTTGTTTTGCAATTACTTGTGCAAGCTTTTCAACATCAAATTGCTTCTGATTGTTGTAGGTATTATTAACTATCTGTGATCCAGCAGATGCCATCCCCATCCTTGAAGTGCCAAGAGCTGATTCTGGCGTGATAGAATTCATCAAACCATTAGAAAGCTTATTCATTGCTGAATATGCAGATTTCGCATCTGCTTCGATACCTACAGCTATTCCTTGAGGGATAAACTTACCAACGTAATCTCTCATCCAACGTGATGGAGAATGAATTCCAAGCGCGCCAGTTATTTTGTCTTTAATGTTTCCAGCTACTTCAGAAATTTTAGAAGCAACTGCTCCAACCATTGAACCGATACCGTTAATTAATCCTTGTATGATGTTTGAACCAATTTCAAATAAATCAATCCCACTCAAAGTATCTATTATAGAGTTTCCTATATTAGATACTGCACTGGTTACTGACCCTATCACACTAAGAATCCCAGAAACTAAGTTTCTAATTAAATTGGCTCCAGCATTCACCATTTGTCCAAGAAACTGAGCTATAGTACTCAATAATCCAGTAATTAATCTAGCTCCAGCTGATAATAATTGTCCCAATAAGCTCAAGATTCCTCTAATAAGTGCGTTGATCAATTGAACACCAGCTGATAAAAGTTGTGGTATAGCACTTACTAAAGCTTTGAACAAAGCAGCCATTAATTGAATAGCAGCTGATACTAATTGAGGAAGTACTGAGATCACTCCATCTACCAACGCAACAATCAATTTAATACCCGCTGATATCAATTGAGGCAAAGCGCTAATCAACGCATTAACTAGCGCAATAGTGATTTGAATTGCCGCTACAACCAACTGTGGTAATATCGAGATTATTCCTTGTATTAATGCTAATAACAGCTGAATGCCAGCAGCAATAATTTGCGGAAGTGCACTGATTAATGCACTAATCAAAGCCATTGTGATTTGGATAGCAGCATTTATTAACAACGGAAGAATAGAAATTATGCCTCCGATAAGCGCCATTAACATTTGTATTCCTGCAGAAATTAATGTCGGTAAAGCTTCAATAATTGTTGTTAGCAAAGTAGTAATGATAACGGTAGATGCTTCAACAAGTTGAGGCAATGCAGTTATTATCGCATTCACGAGAGAAGTGATGATTTGTAATCCAACTTCTAAAAGCATAGGTAGTACTGTTAAGAACCCATCAATCAATGTATTAATAATCTGAATGACAACTTCAATTATCGTAGGTAGTGCTGCTACGATCCCTTGAATAAGCATAGTTAACAAATTTGTGCCAACTTCAATAATTTTTGGTAGAAGCTCAGCAAAAGCAGAAATGAGTTTTGTAATTATCTCTGTTGCAGCCAACAGCAGTGCGGGAAGAGCTAATGAAATGCCTTGTACAATAGTAGTTATTATTTTCGTGGCTATTTCAATCAATTTAGGCAAATAAGTAACAATTGCATCCGTCAATGTTTGAATAAGCTGTATAGCTATCTCTGTTAGTTGCGGTAACATTTCAACTATTTTGTCGACAATACTTGTAACCACAGAAGTAATACTTTCGATAATTTGCGGGAGATACTGAGAGATAGAATCTGCCACGTTGCTAATTGTTTCACTTAATTGATCAAACACTTTTGTGATTCCATCTGCACTAAAATCGCCAGTTTTAGCCCACGCAGATATAAATGAAATAATTAAAGAAACTGCTAATCCGAATGGACCAGTAAGCCCTAGTGCTGCTATTGCTACTTTAGTCAAAATGCCGATAACTAGAGAAACTGCTCCGCCGACTTTACCAAAAGCTCCTCCAAATTTTTCCAGCAGATTACCTGCCAATTCTATACCAGAAGAAAAAATCCCTGACAATACAGAGCCTATTTGCGAAAGAGTAGAGCCAAATCTTTCTATGCCAGAAGAAACAATTCTTTTTACTGCATCAACAAAATTAAAAAAAGCTGGTACCGCTACTGAAGCAATTGCTGATCCGACTTCGACAACTTTTTGAAATCCTTTAACAAGATAGTTTCCTACTGTATCAGCTACTTTTTGAAGTGTAGGTAATATAGAAATAAAGACTCCTTTTAGATATTCAAATGACTTAATCAGTCCAGATTTTACAACTTCAATAGTTTTATTTATGCCATTTCGAAATGTTTCACTTGTTTTATAAAAATAGATGAAAGCTGCAACTGCTGCTCCTATAACACCTGAAAGTAGTTGAAATACCGTCAGACCAGCTGGAATAATAGCAGATAACAATGCGTAAGCTGTTCCAGATACTCCAAACATGCTGACCATACTACCTAGGGCCGTTATCACTCCATAGATTTTTCCTACAAAACTTATTAATGTACCTAGAGCTAATGCTGTTTTGAAGCCTACATACGCTCCAGTGGCTGCAATAAAAGCTGGAGCTAACAATTCCACAATGTCTAATAGGCCTTTAAAAGCAGAAATCATATCATCAGTATTATCTATCAATATGTCCATTACTTTTGACATTTCTTCAAATGATTTATTAATAATAGATTTCATACTATCAATATTTTGAGCAATAGTTTTACCAGTAAGTTTTTGCACCAGTTCATCAAACTTAGTAATAAGATTAGCTACACCTTTAGAAACAGCATTACTTAGATTTCTGAATGAAGTAGCGATCCCTAGCGAATTCTCCTTTGCCAAGGTTGCCAACATTCCTGTTCCAGTTCCTAGCTCAATCAGTTTATCTTGGAATTGATCAAATGTTACTGTTCCTTCTTTAAGCGCATTATAAAGATCTCTTTGAGCTGATTTCCCAACAAATCCCATTGCTTCAGCTGTTTTTTGCAAAGCAAGTGGCATGGTTTCTTGTAAAGTTTTCCAGCTCTCTAAGTCGACTTGCCCAGTCGAAAGCATCTGGTTATACTGTTGCATACCTCGACTGGCATCTTCTGTTGAAGCGCCAGACGCAAGAAATGCATTGTTTAATGCTAAAACAGTATCGGTAGACCTGTCCAAGTCTCCAGTGATTGCTGTCATTTGTTGCGTTCTTGCTACAACATCATCTAATTTCGTTGGCAAGCCATCAATTCCATTGGATAATTTGTTAATGGATTTCTGAGAGTCCTCTGCACTAAAACCTAAAGCTTTCATTACTTTAGGGAATTTTTGCATAGTATCGAAACGGCTAATTGCGGAATCTAGCGAATTCTTTAAAACATTAAAAGCAGCCGCTGCAACTTTAACGAGGCCTAAGGAAACAACTAAATTTTTAATTGAGGCTCCTGCTTTATTACTCTTACCTTCTAACTGATCAAGACCTTTGTTAAGTATGGTAACGCCTTTGCCATCCACATCAACTTCTATCTCTACTCTTCCATCAGCCATCGTCTTCACCTACCTCCGAATCAGGCAATGCATATTTTTGTTGTAGCTTTCTCATGCGTTCTTTTTCTTTAGCTGATTCTCCTTTGCTCGGTTCCCATGTCCTAATCTGGATGATTCGAGCAAGAATGGTGTCGTCTGGCAAACTCTCAAGCAATGCTTGGAATTCCTCCCACATCATCCGTCCCTGCTCTTCAAATAGATTGATGCCAATTTGTCTGAACGATGCATAGATGTATTTAGCATCATGAACTAGGCTGATGGTCTTTTTTTCTTTAACTGCATTAGGCATAGGATTGCCTAAACGATCAGTTTCAACACCATCGCTATTTCCTACAGAAATATAATTTTCTAAAATGTGGTTAAATAATAAAAACTGTTGTTCAGACGAGCCTTGAAAAAATTTTTCAAAGTCACCAATCAACAGTTCTAAACACATATTCACTTTTTCTTCTGGAAACAAATCACTATCTTCCAAAATATCAAAAACATCTAGTACATTATCAAATGTTAAATCGATAGGTAATTCTTTACCATCAAACTCTATCGAAGTGACTAACGGGTCATTTAACCGCATTTAATCACCTACTTCTTTTTCTTATTTTTCAATGCTTTCTTTTTCAATAAATCAGCTTTCTTCTTAGAAAGAGTATCTTTACGTTTCAAAGCTTCTTTTTCAATTGCTTCCGCAACTTCAAAAGAAATCGGATCAAACAAGTCTATTAATTGCTCAACATCACGATAAACAGAATAAATTTTTTCAAATGATCCTTTACCAAGCAACGAATCATATTCTGCTTTAGCTAAACTTTTTGTTAGATCAATAATCTTAATAGCATCTTCCTTTTCTGGTTGTTCGATATTCTTGATTTGTTTAAGTTGTTGTTTGAGTTCCTTAACCTGTTCCTCAAATTCAGCTTGAGTATCAAAAAAACGTGTCAGTTCTTCTGGAGTAGTACCGAAAAAGAACTCTACTTCTCCAATATTGATAGGAAAACCTTTTTTCTCTATTTGAAATGATAATTTGTTAGTCATGTTATCCTCCTAAAAAAGCTGCCCAGACGGACAGCTCGACTTATTTTTTGATTAATACTACTGGTCTGGACCAAGCAGAACCTAAGAATTCACCATCTTGCAGATAGCGTGCTTTCTCGATATCATTAGCCCCTTGGCCAACCTCGTTGTAAGTTTGGATGTAGAAACGGATTTCATCGCCAGCTTCTAGATGTGGCATATCTGCTGCTGATAACGTCCAAGAATTTGTTTCCGTATATCCCATTTTGTTGGCATCGTGCGGATCTGTTTGATTTGCATCGGTATAGTGTGGAATATAAGATTTTGCTTTGGGCACTGCATCCCAAGAAAGAGAAACTGACCCATCAACATTCAAAACCCCAGTTACGTTCTGGGGTGCATTAGTGTGTAACAGGAACATCTTCTGCTTCTGGTGTGCTATCAAATGCGATACCGCATGAGAAATCACCGTATGCAGTAGCATCGCCGACCTGAGCAACTGGCTCTGTTACTGTTGCTTTACCAATACGTTGTTTTTTACCAGATGCAGACACTACTTTGAACCACACTTTCCGAGCATCTCCTGATTTTCCAATCATGCCCTCAATAGCCGCCATCGCAGCATCATCTTCATCGTATAAGCCTGTAAATGAATAACCTAACTGATGAGAAGTAACGTCTGTCTCCCCTTCGCCGTTCCCATCATAGTAGCCAGTAGTTTCAGATTCTTCGTTCGAATTATCATCAACGTTGGAAATCCACTTTGCTAACTCCAACCAACCGTCTTCGCTTGGTGTATCAGCATTAGTAGTTGTAATTAATTGAATAAAATAGCTTTGTAAGGCATTTTTGCGTCTCATTTATTTTCCCCCTCAAATGTGGTTAATTTTGTTTGAAAATCTAATAAAAAAACGAACCAACCTTGTTCATCAGCATCATTGATGAAAGGTTTGCTCGTTATAGTTAAATTGTTAAATTCAAAAGATCCATCAGAGCTAGCAACGTCTGACACACGCTCTAACGAATCAGAGATAAGCCAAAGCGTTTGCTCAATTCTATGACCATCTTTTGACTTCATCGCAATTTCAAAATTTAGTTGTATATCTTTAATACCGTCATAGTATTCCACAAGATTTTGCCCGCCTGGTAATGGGTAAATTACTAAGCTTTCGTCTGCAGAAAGATAGCCTTTTTTCATTTTTAACGGCAGTTCTGGAATACTATTAATCTTATCTTTTATCCGATCGATAAAATCCATTATTGGATACCAGCTCCTTTCAGATACGCTTTTTTCCAAGAAGGCATATACAGTGATTTTGCTTTAAGATCCCATCTTGGACCTGTTCCTGGAGTAGTATATTTTTTCCATTTAGATAGAACTGTCTCCTTGCGTATTTCGTTTCATACAGAATAGCGCTGCCGTCACTTTTGATATGCGCACTTTGGCGAAGGATATTATTCTTTTTAGGTACAAATGAGTTCATGTCAGCCATTGCTTGGTTGGCTAATGCGTATCTTCCTCGCTTCATAGCCTGTGGGCTGACTTTAGCTCTAACTCCATCAAGATTAACTTTAATACTCATCAAATCACCTCTAATTCGTATGAATAGATAGCATCTGAATACGCTTCTATAATTGTATCGATCTTAGTGATGACATGTTCTTTACCATCATAAATAACTAATGATTGTTCTTTAAAATTCGGTAAAGGGGTAGTTAAAGTCTTATAACAAAAAATTACTGCACTATAGAGCAACTGCTTGCCACTTGGTGAAAAAGAATACTGACTTCCTCGGTCAATCCGACAATTTTCGATAGTTACATAATCTCCATAAATAGGTTGGTTATAGTCTCCTTCTCCTAAATATTCTCGATAAATAAAAGAATCCACTAGAAATTGTACTGGAGGTTTAGGCATTACCATGATAGTACACCTCGATATAACAAACCCGTTCCTTCTAAATAAATATAGATATCCTCGGCAACAAGTGATTTACTCTCATTTTTTCCTGAAGGATTATATCTACTAGAGTTTGAGATACTTGTTCTACCAGCAGAAAAGCTTTGTGGTGTATTATTGATACTTTCATAAGTATCTGCTCCAACTTCATCGAAATATATAATTTGTGAACATAAAGCTAGCTTAAATTGTTTTACACGAAAACCAATTGGATCTTCCTCAATTTTATTAAATTGATAAAAATAGTTAGTGATGCTATCTAGAACAGCAGTTGCTTTTGACAAATGCTTTTCGAAAGCAGCTTTAAAGTCATCTGTTTTCCCAGTAAGATCTTTAAATTCTTCAAATTCAATATAATGCATATAATATCCCTCCTTATTAAAAGAAGAGGGAACTATGCCCCTCCTCCTGCTTCTGTTACAGTAACTTCGCATGTCGCTGTTTTACCATTTACTGTTGTCGCAGTAATTGTAGCTGTTCCTTTGGCAACACCTGTGACTTTTCCTTGTACAGGAGTTACAGTAGCAATTGCTGTATTGCTAGAAGAAAACTGAACAGATTTATCAGCTGCATTTTCAGGCAAAACAGTTGCCGTTAATGTTTCAATTGCCCCTACTTCAAGCGTTAGTGTTGTTTTGTTCAACGTAACACTTGAAGGGGCTACGCTTTTGGGACGTAAGAAACATAGATGGCTTTTTTAGCGTTATCGAATACGATAGCATCATAGTAATCTAAACCTTTAATCGTATCTCGATAGCCGCTTCGATCTTGTGATGCCGGCACTGTGTCGACTGTACCAAACTTAACAATAGGTGCCACTGCAGTTAGCGGAACGATAATGAAGTTAAGTGTATCTTCAATAGTTATTCCGGAAAAACGATCTTTCGCTACTTTTAGAATAGGAACACCGCCATCAATCTGAGCTACTGTTCTGTCAATTCCATTAATAGACATTTGGTTTGTCGTGAATGTTTTGCTAACACCTTTGGCATTTTTTAATAAACGATAAGTAGCTGCTGATACAAACATTACGTAGCCACCAGGTACTTCATTGTCAGTCATATATTCTTCAGCGGCATCATATGCAGCTAGAATATTGTCTTCCGTTAAAGTTTCGTTCACTTTTTTACCTGCATTGTCATACATTACTTGAACAGCAACTTTATCACGATGAGGAACTGTAATTAGTCGTTTATGTTCTGTGACAATATTATTAATAGTCAACGCTGCGCTTTCGGACTGATCTAATTGATCTACATCATAACCGAACCAGTCTTCATGAGTAAGCTTGATTGTCTCTTTTTCAATACTAATTTGATTGCGTGCATTTTCTCCATTGCGTTTGTATTGTGTTGCATCCACGAATCCTGACATTTTGTTGATACGTACTTCGTTTGCTCCGACAAAGTCAGCTGCAGTGATACTTTTTGCACCTTGTGTTAAGACATCCCACACTTGGGAATCAGCTCTAAATTCTTTGTCAATGGTTGCTAAATCTTTTGAGTCTAATACTAAAGCCATATTTATTCACCTAATCTTTCTTGAATTTTTTGTACAATACTTTTACCACCCGCTGTAGAACCAGCAGGATTTCCAGGGGTAACAATCGTTGGTGTCGGCGGAGTTGGTTCAGGGTCTTTTGCTTCTTGAAATAAGAATGATTTACTTTCTTGAAGTCCTTTTAATTGTTCTTCAAAACCTTGTAATTTACCGTCGACAACTTTAATAGTGTCTTTATCTAGTTGACCAAGCACAATTTCTTCATCAAGCGCATTCGCTTCTTTTAAAGCTAACTTGATAGCGAAATCTTTCTGCTGCTCTGCAAGTTTTGTTTCAGAATCAGATTTGGCAGCATCAAATTTACTTTGTAAATCTGCAAGTTGTTGAGTCAGTCCCTCGTTACCTTTTGCAGCTTCTTTAAGTGCATCTAGTTCTGTTTGGTTAGAGTTAAGCTGTTCTTTGAACTGATCACGTTCTTGTTCTGCAGTAGCTACTTGAGCATTTAACTGCGTAACAGTTTTCCCATGTAAAGCCATAACTGATTTAGCAATTTCTTCGTCAATTCCTAAAGCGATAAGATCTTCTTTTTTCATTTTCTTTTCCTCCTAAGTGTTTTTAGAGTGGCAACTCCCACTGTGAGCCGTCTTTTAGAGACTTCCGAGCAGGTCTAAGCAAAATAAAAAAGCCTAATCGTTGATTAGACTTAAAAATCATCATAGTGAAAATCTTTCAGTAAGGTATTAATAGGTGTGTATACCTTCTCTCTTACGTAATTTCTACTCAAATACTCATTAGAATCAACTAGAGTACGCAATCGACTTTGTGCGGCTCTAATTCTCTTCGCCCACTCTTTTGCGTTTTCGTCTTGTCTGAGAGCTTCTGAGACCATTCTATTCTTTTTATATTTCACAATCTGACGTTCTAGGTAGCGTTGCTTCTTAGTTAACTCCGCAACCTTTTTATTTTCTTTTTCGTTGAATTTAGGTTGATTATTTGTATTGACACTAGGAATAAATGGGATATGCATATGTTGACAATTTACACCTCGGTGCCCGCCTGCAGTTTCATATTCTGCTTGCCAATATGGATCGTAAATACTTCTATATTTCCAATTGGGAGGTAATTCAGACATGGGTCGTAAGTCAACCACATGACCTTGAATCTTTGAACATGCTTGCCTTGCTCCCATATGGCTTGTGACTAGCACTGTGTGGACACTATACTCGCTCATGCGGTCTTTTCTTAATGTGTCATAGGTATTTGATAGGGTAGACTTTAAAACTGTTCTAACATACCGTTCTAGGCTCCATGTATGCCCTCCCTTATCAATAAAAGTAGACTTAATACCTTTTTGAGCACATCCTTGAATCGTTCTTTCTAGTGCTTCATCGAATGTAAAAAGACTGCTGTTAAATGCAGCAGTCGTTTTGTTAATTATTTCTGTGTACATTTGAGTGGTAGCTGTTCCGTAACCAAAATTGGTAGATAATAACGTTTGATTCACATAATTGTTTATGTCAGACCATACTTGATCATGATAAGCTTTCATGACATTGTCTAGGTTCGATGGCAAAGGCTTAGGATCGTAAGGTAGTTGTTTGTCTAAGTCTCTGATTATCTTTTCTCCTGAGCTATCAAACATACTTTCAATTTCAGATTCAGCAATTCCTGTTATTTGAGAAATCACTTTTGCAGTTTCTTTATTAAATAGATGCAACTGTTGCAGTTTTTCTCTTTGCCAATCTAAAATATTATCGTGCCCGCTATTTAATCGTTTGATTATAATACGTATTAATTCACCTTCTAACGATTGATACAGATGAGCCATATTAGAAGAGCATAAATCTAACTGATATGGAGTGATCATTTCATCCCTCCTAAATTAATTTTATTCATCACCTTCAATAGTAAATCCTTTGCCAGCATTGCCAAGTATCTCTTTTGCTTTACTTTCATCAAACGGAAAAGCTGAAATTATCATGGCTAAAGCAGAGTCATAAGGTAGTTCCCCTCTTGCTACATTCTGAACAATTGCTACAAGAGATGTTATTTGAGCCCCATTCAGAGAGACTTGTGACACAGTAGTTCCAGCTTTTGCAGCTTCCTTAGGAGTATTGATAGTATCTAAGATAGTATTGGTAAACCCTGGAATATCATTTCCATTTTCAATAGTTTGTTGCACTGCTGATTCATCTTGTTCTGGATAATCCATTTCCAGATTCTCAGTTCTGATCTCGTACACTATTCTCTTAGCTTCTTTTTCTGTAGCCCCAGTCAATTTTTGAATAGCATTTAGCTTAGATGTTAAGCCCGCTGTTACTAGTTTAGAATAGTAATCAGCTTTTGCATCTTGCGATTGGAAAACCCCATCGTCGAAGTCGATATTTATTCCTAACTCTTTAACAGGATTAAATAATTTGTACGCCGCAGCCAGTTCAAAAATCGTAGTGATTAATTCTTTCAACGCTTCTTCTACAATAAGAACATTATCTGACCGAGTAGAAAAAGTTTCAGAGTTTTCACTAATTATCTCTGTCGCTGTTTTAACAGACTGGCCATCAAAACTAAATGTTCCGCTAGAAAAGCCTGTCTGGAGCTCAATAATTCGCAAAATGAAATTGATACTTGCTATAAATTCAGTTGATCGCAATGATGGAGCGAATTCATCAATAAAAAGTTCATCAGATTTAAGCCGTTGAAAAACAGATGTTTTACTGTCAAACCGCTTCACTGGTTTTCCATTGCTGTCATATTTAACTCTGAAAAAGTGATCAGATGCTAAAATTTTTCTTCTAGCTTCTTCTATTTCCCACATAAACTCATCGTATTTTTCATTGATATCTGCCAATTGTCGCTTAGCGTTGTCGATCACACCCAAACTTAGTGGGCTATCTAAATTAATATTATTTTTACCCGCTAGCTTTATATACACAAAAAGAGGACGACTAAAACCATCTAAGATCGTCTCCTCCTGCAGATTTTTATACTTTTCTAAAGAGTTGAGAGGAATCCTCACACCAACTTGCTTTTGTTCTTCAGATCGGTACAATTCGTTTCTGATGCGGTACTTTCCGTCAACCCATTCATGAAATTCTAGCAAAGTATAATAGATTGTCTTTTGTCCCTCGGCTTGCTGAGTTACAGTAGCGATGGCTGCTTCTGAAATATCATTGGTATTGGATTGTAGAGGGAAAAATGTATCAGCTCGACAAAATGAAATTTTGATTTTACCTGAATTAGTATCCACGTAAGGCCTCAAAGCTAAACCGCCAATGGCATAACCAGCCTCTAGCTCTTCTCCGAAGTTTTTCCTGAATTTATTGTCAGCAAATACCGACTGCAAAAATTCATCAGCTTTTTCATCATCCAAACTGATGTTGCATCCATCGTTGAATACTAGCTTAGATAACTTTCTGGACACTACTTTGGATACGTTCAACGAGTGAAAAGGACGCGTCTGCCTATAACCATCACTATTGATATATTCTATGTCCCCATAAACGTTTCTATAAATTTCTTTATTGTTCCTTATTCGACTTAATTCGCTATCACTCATAGCAATCTTTGGATGATCTGTGATACTATTCAATGTTTCAACCATTCCTATTTTTGCACCTCCAATCCTAAACAAAGCTTTTAATTTATCGAACATTTGTCCACCTCTTTTCTAGGCGATGTAAGTTTTGTAGAAATAATTGTTTCCATATCTCGCTTCATCGAGAGCGTGATTATATTTATCAATCGGTAATCCATTGTCATTTCTTACGTACATAGATATTTCTTTTTCAAAATTGTAGTGATCATATTCTTCGCCGTTTTCCAAGATGATGAATTGTCCACTAGTCATCGTATTTTGGAGACGTTCAATGCCGACTTCGATTTTCAATCCATTACTCGAAACTTTGTCAGAACTATTATTATCAGCTTTATCAGTCTCAATACCAATTAAATCCAGTTCTGTTCTTAGTGTTTTACATGCTGGATCGACAAAGAACCAGTTCCATCGAGGAAGATGTTTCCATTTTGTATAGCACCACTCGACAAACTTTTTGATTTCTTTAGCGTATATAGACATCGCCTTGGTTTCTCCAGTCTCAGTTCCGCTATGATAGTAGTTAGCTAAACGATACAAATAAAACTTTCCTTCGTGATGAGTAACCACCCAAAAAGCACAAGTCGTAGCATCAGCTTGCCCACCATCTGCAGTAAAAAAAGTTTCAATTATATTCCCCTTTATCTCGGTAGCTTTGTTGTTCTTGCCAAACATAGCATAGATAACACCTTGCGGTAATACTCGATGTCCGTACCAGTCACGTTCTAGAAGATATTCACTACTAGAAAGCTCATCAAAAAGTTCTTTCTTTCGCTCCTCACTTAAAATTGGATTGTCGTTCGGTGTCCAATGACGAAATAAAAAACGTCCTGACTTCTCAAAACGTTCAAGCAATTCAATATTAGGATGGTTTGGCGCTGGTGGGTTCTGTTCTCCTAAGTGGTAACGCCATTCAGCGGCAAATGTCCGTCTAAAGCATTCATTGATAAAGTCTTTGTGCAATAGATTAAATTCGAGAAATGTCACCGTTCCTAAAGACATACCCGTGATAGCCCCAACAGAGTTTATCTTCCCTCCGCCTTTATAATAAATTTTCTTTTCACCGTTTGGAGCATATAACAACAGATGATCACCATGTTCATCGTGTCGTATATCGGAACAACCATCAAATATATGAACCAAGCCTAATCCATCTCCATCCATAAACATTCTATAAGCTTGTTCCTGGTTATAAGCAGTTACAAGATGGTTTTGATCAGGGGATCTCAAATAAAAATCAGCCATTTTAAAAATATCGGAAGTTGTCTTCCCACTACGAGGTGTTCCTTCATTCAATTCAAAAGTAATCCCTTGAACCACTTGATTAATATTACTAATCTGTTTCGGGCTAAACTTCAGTTCCATTACTTCCATCACCTCCAGATTTAACATCTAAGAGAGCTTGAAGCAGATTATTGACTTTTCCTCCAGCAGTTAACTTATCTGCTTTATTTTCAATTATTTTTGCTTCAGCAATTGCCTTTCTAACCTGAGCCTTAGATAGTTTGTCTGAACCATTAACGTGATTATAAAGCAACTCAAGAGCTTTAAGTTTAGGATGAAACTTCACTTCTAAAGATGAATCTATAACTTCTTCTCCATCGCCAATCGGTCGTAAAGTTCGATTACTTTTTATAGCTTGAATTACACTCGTATCTAAATTATCACTTGAAAGCATGGTTATATTTCCATCTTGATCCCAAGTCATATATTCTCCGATGTCCGAAAAAGCAATTTTAGCTATTTCTTGGATCACACGATCAGCAGTTATTTCTGTTCTACGACTTCTTTCATTCATTAATTCAGAAATACGAGTTTGAATTTCAACATTTTTCAACAACCGTTGTCCTTGAGAATATGCAGTTTTGCTGGAATATCCGGCTCGAATGGCCGCTTGCGTTGCATTAAGATCAATTAGATATTCTTTTGCAAATTGTTCTTGTTTATTATTTTTTAGTTCAACCATTCTCACCACCTCTCAGTTTCTTGATTGTACTTAAATATACTTTGAAAGATTTTCCTTTATGTGTTTATCTGAATAGAAACCATGACCGCAATAGACTAAACGGCATGCATCAATTTCATTCGGTTCGGCTTCTCTGATCATCTCTATAACAGAATATTTGCTTTTCATTTGAACAGATTGAACAACTCTTTTATCACGACAATCTTTGCATCTTGGATAATCGTTGATCAATGACACATACCAGTAGTTCCTCATCAGCTTGCCTCCCTATAATATGTATGAAATAGCCAGTGACAACAAATAGATAATAAGAACGTTTTAGGAGGAGTTGAGTTCACATCCTTTTTATTTATGTTGGTTGCCACTGACTATCGTTAAAGAAGAAGCATCGAAAACGATGCATGATTTATTTTTGAAGAACAATTATTCGGAATAAAAGAATGAATTAACTTGTGAGTGTCTAATCTAATAATTGACTTCACTTATAGGTGGGAATGGTTTACAAATTTTAGCTAATCTCAAAAAGGTTGATTTGGTGTCCATATTCAAAATAATTATCGATTTTATTTTTTATCCTCTGAGACATGGATTTGACTGTTCCAACAGCTAAGTCCATTTTTTCAGCAGCTTCTCCATAAGTGCATAGATCTTTATTGATCAGATGGAATAATGTCAGTTCTTTATTAGACAATAAAGATTCTATCTCCGTCACTTGGAGCAACATTTCTCTTTTCTTTGGGGAAATCGTCTCTTCAGCAGGTTTTTCTATTTCTTGCAAGTAAACTTGATAACTCATAACATCGATATCTGCCACTTTAACGGCTCTCCTATGTTTTGGTATCTTCTTAGCTTGTTCATCATCAAATGGTTTTTCTCTCCCTGTTTCTAGCCAAAATAAAGCATATTCTGTTGTTGATATAGCTTCTGCTATCACTTTTTGATCTGCGATGTCTTGAGGAGTGCGATCATCTATTAATTTATGTATCACTCTCCCATTTTCGTTAACAGGCACGCGATATCGTTTATTTAAAATTTTTTGATGCTGTTTTTTCAATATATTCAAGTCAGTTTTGTATTCTTGAATCAACTCATTCATATAGATAGCCTCCTCAATTTCGCAAATAAAAAAACGGACACAAATCAACAAGAAAATTCTTGTTAACTTGTATCCGCCAGTTTTCTGGTAGGATTATATTTAAAATAGTTGTTTTACTTCTTCTTTAACTTGCTTAACTTTATTGCAATGAGACTCTATAACTGTTGTTCCAAACGAAGGAAGCTCGACACTTTTCATTTGACCGTTTGAAATAATGATTAAACAATGTTCTCCTTGCATTTTTTCAATGTCGCTTAATCCAATTACCTTTAACTCCATAGCTGCCTCCTGTGATATAATAGACTTACCTTGGCAGGGGCAAATCATATTTGTCACGAGCAGCGAGCTAATAATGGCTTGCTGTTTTATTTGTCATCAGATAATAAATCGACAATTTCAGCATACTTCGTGTCTTTCAGTATGCTTTTTAGTTTATTGTTTTCTTTTTTGAGATTAGTTGCTTCGTTATTCAAGGAAACAACCGTCAAAAGTAGAATAACTATTGCTGTGATACTAATAACGTTTGTGATCATTAGTTAATTACCTCCATATCCACCAATCGAGCCACTGCTAAATTCTCTTTGCTTTTCGCTAACCGCTTGTCACATTCCATCGTGTTTTCAATGCGAATGATCGCTGAGTGATTATAGACGTGTTCTACATATCCACGAAATGGATAGATGAACCCTTCTGCTTCGCAGCGAACCATGTCACCGACTTTGACTTTTGGTTTCTTACGTTTTTTAGGATTCTTTGTCGGCATATCTAGCATCAAACCGCCAATACCATGACTACTAGCGTAAAATCCGTCTTTTAGTTTCATTCTTTTTCCTCCAATCGAATCGACAATGTTTTTGCAGATGGTGATTCTGCTTTTTTTAACTGCACTATATCTTTATTTGCTGATCTTTCATCAAAATACTCCTGAGCTCTCCTCTTGTTTTTTGTAAAAACTGGCTTGCTATCATTCCAGTGATGGAAATAAACTTTCTTAAACGAATCATCTGTGTAATCGAACAGATAAAATGCTATTTTGAACATTCATTCCGCTTCCTCCAAATCACTCGACTTCACGAATACACCACCTACCATTTTCCCTGTGCGTCCTTTGATTTCGTTGTATGCTTGGTTCAGACACTCGTACAAATCCATATCATTTTGCATAGCTAAAATAATCAAGGTTACTACTACGTCTCCAATTCCGTCTCTTAAACCATGTTCATCTTTTCTAGCTAGAGAAGCGGCAACTTCCCCAATCTCTTCGATCGTTTTTAACATTTGCTTGCTGGAATCAGCTTGATCCAATCCCTTATCTTTAGCCCACTGCTCTACTTTTGTGATTAGTTCGTCCATTACTTCTCCTCCTCGATCTCACATGCCTGTTCAAACTGCCTAGTGATGTTTTCTAACGCTTTTTTGTACTCGATAATACTTTTTATCGTTCTTTCTTCACTTAACACGTAATCGCGTTGTATCGCCTTTAAACACGATGAGACAGTTTGAAAGTATCCGATATCTGCTCGTGATTCTTCTTTTGTTTCTGTGTAGCGGATATTTCCTTCTTCATCTCGTCTTACCTTCGATAAGACAATGTTTCTAGAATCACTGGTAATTCGATAATCTTCGATTTTCATATCTAGCATTTTTTCTCCTCCACATACCTAAACTGTCGTCCTTTTGAATCAATCCATAAGCTCCTAGCTCTATCCCAAATAATGTTTTTGCTCAGACCAGTAATTTCAGATAACTGTTCAGCAGTACCTGTTACTAGAATTCGATCACCATGCCAGATTGCAATTTTTCTCGGCGTTTTCCGTTTAGGCTTTTCAGTCCACATTGATTTGCCGAGCTTTTGGACTTCTGCAACTATTTCTTTGTCTTCCTGCCAAGATTCTGACTTGGTTAATTCAGCAATTCGTTTCATTGCTGCTTTCTTATCCACGCTCATTCCTCCAATCGATGGATTTCCCTTTTTAAATTCTCTATGTGCAAATCGATTGCCTTTCTCGCCGTTTCATTGACCATTACTGCCTTTGTCCGCTCCAGTTCGTCAATCTCCCGTTGAAGGCTTCGAATACGCATTTGAATCACTTCTTCTGTTGTCATGATGGATCACCTCGTTAAAACCGTTCTTCCTTGAACGTATTCCGATATTTCTTCGCTAAAATCAACGGAACTTGATATTTATGACAAAACAATTTTGCCTTGATCTTAAAGTCTTTTGTCTGCATTCCTTTAACATCTACGACTTTGACAAGTTTGCCGTTTTTATAAAATGTGAAGTCGGGAATATACTCGATCTTGCGATACTTCTTTCCGTCTAGTTCAAATTTCGGCATCAGCTCAAATCTTTTTTGAAGTTTCACTTTCCAGCCATTCGCTTCCGCTTGCCACAAGGCTAGATCGTAGTACTCTGCTTCTGCGATAGAATCGAACTTGATACCTCGATGGATAGTTTTTCGATTACGATATTTATTCATTCTCAAGAAGCGCCTCCTTCTTAGCCTGATAAGCAGCAAAGCGGGCTTCTAATTCTGCTTTTTTATCAGGATCTAGCGTCTTTTCTTCTTGAGGTTTGTTGACCCAATCAGGTAACTTTTCACGCCGTACATTGTTTTGACGTTTAGGAAGATAGTTTTGTTTTTTCTTGTTCTTAAAAGCTTCTTGAGCTTTTTCTGCTGATTCCATTGTCTTAATTCCTTGATTACTCCATGAATTTAATATCGCTTCAACATATTTTTTCAATCCTGGCATCTCAACGTTGTTTTCGAAAGCTAATTTAAAAGCAAAGAGAATCATATCTGCTCCCCAAGCTTTAATCATCGGTCCTAATGCTCCTTGCAAAAGTCCAGTAGGTGCTTTCCCCCAGTTTTTTTGTATGAACTCATACACGCCTATATCATCATCTTCTTTATTTGTCTTGTTTTGTTTTGTATTGTTTATATAAGCTGAAGGATTTACTGTAGAATCTACTGAAGGATTTACTTCCCTAATTACTTTCGGATTTACTTTACTATCTACTGGAATATTTCCAGTAGTGGGATTTTCTACCGTATTATCTACTGTAGTTTTTACTGTAAATTTTCCAGTTAAATCAGAAAGGATATAAACACCAGCTTTTGTACGACCTCTCTTTTTATATTGAAGGAGTCCATTTTGGATCAATTGGTTTCGATTATTAATCAATGTTTTTTCAGACGTTTTAGTCATTGCTTGTAGCCTTGTATTGGCAATCGATAATTCGCTCTGCCATCCACTTCTGTTTGCTATAGCCATTAGCTTGTACCAAAGCAATTGGGGACCAGCGCCAAGCTCGTTATATTCAAGCCAATTGTCAAAAGCATTAAGCTGTCCGATGTAATCCAATTGTGTTCCTCCTTTCGTTCTAGTAATTTGAGGGAGAAAACTCCCTCATTATTTGTTTAACGGCGGATTAGATGCATCAAATAATCCAGTTTGTACATCTTCGTTTTCTTCAGAAATAACCTCTGCTTCTTTTCTTTCAGGAATATCTTCCTCAACTTCTGTTTCAGCAATAATGCTGCCATCTTCTTGAACTCTTTGGACTCTCTCATCCGATGTGGTAGCTTCTTGCATTTCAATGGATAAGATCCCCCATTTAGAAAGAAGATTTCTCAAAACAGTTTTTCGTGCCATTGCATTGTAATCAGATGCCCACACACCACTTAACTTTGTCTTATCTCGATCTTTATTGTTAGCAATTCGATGAGCTTCAATTTCTTGTTTGGTCCAATAGACAGTTTTCTTGAATCCATTCAGTAATTCAAAATAGCCAACATATCCAATGACTTCATCAGATGTTCTACCATTTGGATCAAACTCAAACTCTTCTGTCAGTCGGTTCCAGCTTTTTAGTTCTCCTTCGTAAACTTCAATCACATTTAATGCTTTGTATTTACCTGATCGTTGGGCTAATTGGATATATCCTTTATAGCCAAGCATAAATTGAGCTTTCTTTTCCCATTTTCCTGTTTGCTTGTTTTTACTATTGAATGGAACTAAATATGCATAACCTAAATTCTTATCTAGCCCAAGATTTAATGTTGCAGCAGTTAACGCACCACTCATGATAGACATCGGTTCACTATCTGCAAGATAACTGTCATTAGATACAAGAGTCATAACATTCGACATAAAAGCATTAGCATTGTCATGAAGTACTTCTTCAAATTTCTTTCTCATTGTTGGTGTATTCATTAGAGCTTTAAGCCCTAACTGTCCTGGTGCAACTTGTTTCTGTGGCTTTTCTGCCAATTGGTTTTTTAACGATTCATTTGTTGCCATTGTTTTTTTCCTCCTTCAGTGGTAATCCACAAATCGTACAATAACTCCAAGATGTTTCTCTAACTTCGCTTCCACAGCGGGGACATCTTTCCATCATTTAATCTCCTTTTCTGTCAATCTTCTAGATTCAGTAATGCTATAGATCTCTTCATCACTTGCGATATCTGGATATTTCTCTGCTAGTTTCTTCGTGTTCATACGTTTAGTACTAACAAGTTTCCAGCTGATGATGTTCCTTTGTGTAATACCAATACTTGCCGCACGTTTTCCTAGCTCGCTGATAATCTCGTTGTCTACTTGACGGATAGCTGACTCAATTTCTTTTTTCGTCCGCTTGAGTTCTCTTTTTTGCTCGATAAGTTCATCAAAACGCGATGGTAGAGCTGTTTGATTTTCTTCTACATCTGCATATTTTTCTTTTAAGAAGTCAGCAGTCGCTTCACTTCCGTCAATTACAGGCTCGATACCTTCAACTACATTTGTTTCCCAAAATTCAACCAAGCGTTCTGTAATTGTATCGATTAATTCTTGATCTCTCGCAATTCGCTTCCAAATGAATCTTTGTCCGCCAATCAACACAGCGATATAACAATAATCTTTGTTCAAAACATTCATATAATGTTGAACCTGACAGAGATAGCTAAGCGGGACTTCTTCTCCTTCCCACTCTTTACCAAGAAATTGGTTAGCTGTTTTGCATTCAAGAATGGCGTTTTCCCCTACTACGTCACGATCAATATTTGCTCTTAAAAATGGATGTAACGGATGTTCAAACACTTGGTTTCTTCTGCGTACTTTTTTGCCTGTTCGTTCTTGAAATTCTTTGGCAACAACTTCTTCTAAGACATTGCCCCAATAAGCTGGTTCATTTTCTGATTCTTCAATTACGACTTGTCCTGTTTTTTCTAGCCAGAGTTGATAAGGTGATTTCCACTTATTCAATCCTAAAATCGTTCCGACATCAGAACCTCCGATACCTTTCTTACGGTCTTCGAGCCATTCTTGATGGCTCATTTCTAAGGTAGATTTACTCATCGTCTTCCACCTCTTGATGTGCCGTGCCCCATTCAGGAGTCGTTAAATATTGATCAAGCGCTTGTCCAAAATCATTCATTGTTTTAGCCTTCCTTTCGTGCTAAAATACAGTTAAGTTATTTTGTTATGTTGCCGATTAGCGATTGCCGTCGCTGGTCGGTCTTTTTTGTGTTGGCATTTTGAAACTTTCTCTTACAGCAGTAACTGTTACTAAGGTTCCCCAATAAATAAGTGCATATGCTGGATTAATACTTGCCAGTACGATTGCTACTAGACTCATAAGCAAAGCGCTCTTGACAGTCATTTTAAATACAGTTTTCATTTCTTTCTCTCCTCTCTATATTTAGCAATTTCGCTAGCAAGATCTTCATTCATATGATTCTCTAAAAATCGAGCGACTTCAGTTTTAGGAATTCTAATTTCACCGAGTTTCAAAAAACCGATGTATCCCATCTCAATCAAATCTTTAACATTTTGAGGATTTGTTGTTATAGCTAATGCCGCTTCAGTAACTGAGTATGTTAATTTTTCAATGTTTCTTTTATTGTTGCGCTTCAAGACAACTTTTTTTGGAAAAATATTTTCCAATGTTTCCATTTCCATCATCCTTTCATATATCCTTGTGCTACCCAGTACGACAGCCGTTCCTCACTAAGCTTGCGAATATCGATTCCAAGTATTTCGCATAATGCACTTATTAGTGTTACTTCCACCATGATTTCATCTAAAAATTCATAAGCATATGCAATGATTTGTTGACGATCATCAACAGTTAAGTAATTTACTTGTTTAAGAAGAATTTTCTCTACTTCTTGCTTCTTCTGTTTCCGCTCATCTGATTCAATCATTTGCAACTTGTCTAATGATGAAGGATCTCTCCTATAAACATCACCATCTATTGATTTAAATAAACCAAAGAACTCATGAATCACTTGAAGAGTGAAATCTGAATCTCTAAAATGATCCGTTAACGCCTGAGCATTTTCCAACGTCACGGGCTTCGTATTAAGCAATGTTGTCCAATCGCTTAATGACTGTTGAGAGACGTTGATTTGTCTTGCTATTTCCTTTTTAGTCTCACCACTCTTATTAATTACTTCGACTAACGATTCTCGAATAACACTTGATTTTTTTAACAGTTTAAACACCTCATATTCTTATTCGCCCGTATATCAATACGAGCAATTTTTTTATACTATTAATTTAAAGAATCAAACGAAAGCTGCTTCATCTAGTTCACGTTCAAGCTCTTTTTGAACTTCTTCAACTAAACGATCAAGTTGATCATCTGTAGCACACTTGATGATGTGAACTAGTCTAGGTCTAGCATCAAGTACGATGTTTATTTTTTCTTGTCGTGTCATTTGGAAGCCCCCCTTGTTTTTAACTCATTTTTGTAGTTAAAAGCCATGAAAAAAATTTTTTCTTTAGGAACATGAAAAATATCTTCTAGATGTTGCATCTGGGAAGGCTTAGGCAAGGTACGTCCTACCTCCCAAGAACTGATTGTTTTTTGGGATACTTTTAATAAAGACGCTAGTTGAGATTGAGAGATCCCTTTTCTAGATCTTATTTGTCCCATTTTGTTTTCCATACATTTCCACCTCTCTTTTACTACCTTATGTAGTTATAATATACTACAAAATTTAGTAAGTCAACCACTATTACTACTTTTTTTTGTATTAACTAAATTTCGTTGTACCGACTACGCTTTGTAGTATATAATTTTATTAAAAGGAGGACTTGCTGTGTTAAAAGATCGAATCAAAGAGTTAAGAAAGCAACATGGCTGGACCCAAGCAGAACTAGCAAAAAAAATGAGCGTGTCCCAACAAACTATAGGAAGTTGGGAAGTAGGTCGTGCAGAACCTAATTCAGAAGCACTAACTAAATTAGCTCATCTATTTAACGTTAGTACTGACTATCTATTAAGTAATCATAAAACTCCAGAATGGGCGACTAAAGAAGATATAATTGAATTAGATAAAATGCTCGATTCCAACGTTAACATGGCTTATGGTGGTGAAACATTAACAGATGAAGAGAAACAACGGGTAAAAGATGTTTTGACAGGTCTATTTTGGGAATTTAGAAAAGAAGACAAAAGTAAAGAGAAGTGATTTTCTATGGAGATGGACGTAATTAGTCTAGTTGGCAAACTGAAGCAAAAATATAATTCAGCTAATCCCTTTACTATTTGCGAAAAAATGGATATTCAGATTAGGTATGTTCCTTTTTTGAATAATCCAAAGGGACAATTTCAAGAACTGTTAGGGCGTTCGGTTATTCTTCTAAATCACGAACTAAAGTATTCTGAAGAACGGTTCTATATTTGTGCTCACGAACTAGGTCACGCCATCTTTCATCGTGGGTTATCTAGCTATTATGTATCTACACGAACATCCAGAAGCAAATCAGAAAGCGAAGCGAATTGCTTTGCTGCTAATCTCATTGTTTCTCTTTATAAAGAAGACAACGATCAATACCCTAGAAAAGTTGAGGAATTAACAAATTTGTATGGGCTACCTGAAAACGTGTACAGATTTTTAATTTAAAATTGGCGACTATCACTACCTGCCATTAAGTGGGAGTAAATTATTTTATTTTTTGGAGGAAAATATGAAAAAAATAGTTTGGTTAGGATTAATCTTGTTTTCTAGTATCACATTAGGTGCTTGTGGTAACAACGATTCAAACTCTGATGTGCCTAAAAAAACGACTATTAATACTTCCACAATGGTTACTTTAGAGAGCAGCAACTCTATGGATTCAAGTACTGAAGAAAAATCTACAAGTGATACAACTTTTGAAGACGATTCATCAAAGATTGTAATAAAAAACACTGAAGAATTATCTAGCCAATATGATCCAAATAAAAAAATATTAGCTATTGAAATTCAATATACTAATAAATCTGACAAACCTCAAAGTCCTTGGATGGCATTCGCTACATCAATCAAACCTATACAGGAAACAGATAAAACCGAAGAACTATTGAATGGAGCAAATGGCTTGTTCCCTCAAGACTACAAACCAGATCTTGTAAAGATGGGCGATACAGATGTTAAGCCTGATGCTACTGTTGATGCAGTTGTTGGTGTAGAAATTATTTATCCAGGTTCTCCTATTATCATGAAAGATTTTATGGATAATGGAAGTTTTGAAAAAACTATCCCTACTAATTAAAAAAGGTTGGCCTTCCGGCTTTCTTTTTGTTAAGGCTTTATTAAGGGCGACTATCACTACCTGCCTTCAAGTGGGAGTAAATACTTGATTTACCCAGTGATATATTCAACAAGGAGGAATAAATGAGTACGTTTTTAATTTTAGTTGGGTTCTTTGGTTTTCTATTTGGAGTATGTTTTTTAGTATATTCTTTTTTCTCCAAGAAGAAACGTTCAAAGAAAAAGATTAGTATTGGAATTCTAGTAGCTTTTATAGTTATGGTAATCGGAGGGGCTCTTTCTCCACCAACAACTGGACAAGCAGATGTACACAAAGACGCTAAATCTTCATCTTCTAGTGTATCTGTCTCTTCTGAAAGCCGAGAAAAAGATGAAAAAAAGGCTAAAGAATTAGCTAAAAAGAAAAAGGCCGAAGAACAAAAAGCTAAAGAAGAGGCTGAAAAAAAGCACCAAGAAGAACAAAAAGCTAAAGAAGCTGAGAAAAAACGCCAAGAAGAAATTAATCAAAAAACTTCAACAGCTAAAACCACTCTGGAACAAGCTGAAGCTAATCCAACTAGAGATAACTACAATGCAGCATTATCAGCTATTCAATCTATACCTGGTGGAAACCAAGAATTATTAAATCGCTTAGTCAATGTTGATTCAACTATAAAATCTAATGAGGCAGCTGAAGCAGAACAACAAAAGCAACAAGCTGCTGAAGCTCAGCGTCAGGCTCAAGAACAGCAAGCTGCTGAAGCTCAACGTCAAGCTGAACAACAAAATAATTCATACACTGTTGATGGCCAGTGGTCTATCGCTGCAAATGGTATGGTTTTCGCTCGTTCAGATAGTGGAAAGTACTATTCTCGTGTTACAAATCCAAATAATTATCAATACATGACTCAAATAGATGCTGATAATGCTGGGTATAGTCGTGCCCCTCGAGGGAATCAATACGCTCGTCCCTAATTAGTTGCATTGTAATAGTTTAAGATCAGCCTTCGGGCTTTTCTTTTTAAACGCAAAAGAACATAAGTTCGTATACTTCTATTGAAAATACGGATTTTACATCTATTCCCTCTCTATATGTACCAAAAGAATTTAACTATCGTACTAATGACATAGCAATATGAAAGGACTGATTTTATGCGTGGCGGTGTGAGAAAACGTGGAAAACGTTGGTATTATTATTTTGAAGATATCAATGATGATGGCTCAAGAAAAAAAGTGGAGAAAGTTGGCGGAGACACCCGACCAGAGGCCGAAGCTGCTTTACGAAAAGTTTTATCAGATATTGACGAAACAGGACAATACTTTTTAGGTACGGATACTCGAGTAAAACAATACCTTGATTTTTGGATGGAGGAATACGTTAAACTAAATCTAAAATACAATACCTATGAAAACTACCGATTTACCATCAAAAATCATATAAACGGTTATTTAGGAAAGAAAAAACTTACGGATCTCTCCCCTGCTCTTTTACAAAATTTCATCAATGCTGAATTTAAAAAGGGTTACTCGAAGAAAACAATGACTATTACTCACTCTGTCCTTAAGAATGCGCTGAATATGGCGGTTTATCCTTGGGGATTAATCAAGCAAAATCCTATGCTGTATGTAAAAATACCAAAATATGAAGCACGACCAACGACTAAAAAAGATCTAAAAATCATTTCTCTTGAGGACTTTGATCATATGCTAGAAATTACTCCTGAAGGACATCCTTTCTATATTCCTTTGAATATTGGATTTTATACGGGAATGCGCGTTGGCGAAGTTTGTGGTCTGACGTGGGATGATGTCGATTTTTCAAATGGAACAATTACTGTAGAGAAACAAATGGTAAAGAATGACGGCGCATGGGTATATGGTACGCCAAAGACAAGCAGTTCCAATCGAACGATTTTTATTGGACAAACCTTGCTAGCAATTCTGAAAAAACATAAGAAACAACAATTAGAAAATCGAATGAAGTATGGAAAGCTCTACATTGATTCAAATGCAGTATGTACGAAGGAAGACGGTGAGCTAGTTACGCCAAGTGTGGTGAAATGGAACACAAGAAGGATATCGAATGCACTCTCCCTCTCTTTTAACTTCCATTCTCTCAGACATACTCATGCTACACTTCTTCTCGAAAATGGCGCAAAAATGAAAGAAATCTCTGAACGATTGGGCCACAGCAGAATTTCAATTACGATGGATACTTACTCGCATGTGACAGATAAGATGAGAAATGAAACGGTCGATATCATGGAGAATCTGAGAAAGAATTCGTAA